TCCTAGAGCATCACTAGGACGGCAGCGATGCTCCAGGGAATCGCGACTGCAGGCGGATGCAGTTGACTGCAACCGGCGCCTGCTTGTTCGTTGCATGCACGCGGGCACTGACGGCGCAGAAGCCGTTTGCGACGTCGAGTTCGTCGGCATCAACCTCGATCGTCACGTTCGTTTGCGATGCCGTGAACGTCGAGGTCTTGCCGCTGATGACCTTCGCGCTCGTACCCGAGGTATCGGTAGCCTGTACCACGATTGCGGAAACGCCGGTCGGAGCCGACAGGGCGAAGCCCTCGAACACGAAGACTGCCTTGTCGTAATTTTCCAGGGAAAGCCACGTCCCACTTAGCGTGGTATTGTTGGCATCAGCGTAGTTGATGACACGGTTTATTTTAAGTTCCTGTAGTGCCGTATTCATCGATCACCTCCTTTCTTAGCTCAGCACCACGAACGGGCTCAGCGTGTTGGAGCCGTTGGCCGGCGTGATGGCCGACAGCCACCACGGCTGGCAGTCCGCACGGAGCGTCCAGCGGAATGCGGTCAGACGACGATCAAACCAGAGATGGGCGGACGTATCAAACTTGACGCCCTCACCAGCCTTCTGGCCGAGCAGCATCTGGCTGAAGTCGGCAAGGATGATGTCGCCGCTCGTGCCTGCCGTCTGGCACTGCTCGATGTCGTAAATCGGCCGGCCGAGCAGCGTACCATTGGGCGAAGCCTGCGCACCGGCGCCGCCGCCCGGCAGATAGACCGCCTGCCCGCCGCTGGTGCCGACCGTCAGGCTCATCTTATAGAGATCCGGCAGCACGTCGGTGTTGATGAGCCAGACCGCACGCCTGCGACCGCCGGGCCAGAGCCTGCTCCACATATTTAGGATGTCTGCATAATCGACGTTGTTGCCGCCGCTGGCCCGCGTAACAGAAACCGTGCAGTTGGCGTTGAGGATGCCGAGCCCTTCGCCGGCACCGGTGCCATTGATCAGCCAGTCGGACAGCGTGAATGCAATCTCCTGCTCCATAAGGCTAGAGAGCAGCTCCGGGATGCTGATCGGGCTGTCCTGGAGCAGGTTCTCGCTGACCGGCACCAAACCTCCAAGATCGTGGAGCGTTAGGCGTACCTTGCCGACCTGCACGCGCGACTCGCTGATCTGCGTATTTTCGTCGGCAAGCTTATACAGCCGAAGCCCGCCGTAGCGGCTGCCGGTCGTCCGAGCAGTTTCGACGATGCAGGGAATCTCTACGATGTTGGACTGCATCGGAACCCGCTGGCAGAGGTCCAGGATCGGCGCCTGCTCCCATGCGCGCTGCAAGACCTGGGCGACGTGCTGCGGTGGAACGAGAAAGCCGCCGTAGGCATCGATGCCCTCGCCCATGTACGTGCTCTGCTTAGCGGCGTAGTTCGCCCACTTGGCCAACCTCTCGGGCGGACGGCCGTTGCGAACGAACTGCACATAATCGGCAAAGCATTCCTTCACGTCACGCCACGGCCCCTTGCGGGCGTAATCGTCATTGTCGTACTTCAGGTCGCGTCCAACCTGCAGCCGCGGGGCACCCTGCGAATCCAGTAGCGGCTTAAGTGCCTTTTCAACGGCTGCGTCGATTGCCTTCTCGATTGCCGCATCCAGGTCGGCCTTTACGTCGTCGCCCTTCATGCGCTCGGCAATGCCGCTTTGGACCAAATCCTCGGCCGTAACGGGATCGACGGCGATGACCGAGCCTGCCTGATGGTCTTCATTGCCGTCATTCCAATTCTTTAGGAGTTTCAGTTTCTGCATATCTTCTCCTCCGCTATCCTGATTCGCCGCCTGGCATCCCCGGCCGGCACAGCCGGCCTGATACCTCCGGCAGCGCCGTTATTCTCTAGACCGTCCCCAAAATCCTCCGCACGGCCTTCTCAGTCGCGCTTTGCACTTTAGCCGCCAGGGCTTCGGGCCGGGGCGCGGTAGAGAGACGAATCACTACAGGATCGGGCCAGCCGTAGCGCGCGATCCGCTCCGCCTGCTCCGGCGTGTATTCGCGGAACTCCGGTGGCTCGCGATCGAAGTCCCGGTAGTGTCTTGCTAAATGATTGTAAACACCCCGGCGATCCCCAGCCGGAATGTTCACGCCGCCGCGCGCCCCGAACAGCGCAGCCATTGCAGCCCGCACGCCGTTCCAGACGCAAGGCCACGGGCTGCCCGCCTTGTGATGCGGCAGCTTGTATGAAGTTTTCAGATCCGCGTGTTCAGCATCATACCAGGCGCACATCCGCCGCAGGTCGTCAACCGTTGCCTTGCGCCGTTCGGCCGCCGCGTCCCAGGGAGTATCCCTCGCTTTTCCAGGTCAGTCAGCGCCTCCGGATTGGCCGGCACCGGCACGGCCGAATACTCTAAAAGTTCCCAGTCCGTGATCAGCCGCCGGGCCCCCTTCCATTCGGGATGCTGTTCTAAATCTTTATCAGTTACTTCACGCTCGTCATGGATAATGAAGCCGATCGACCAGGCCCGCAGCAGGCCGTCCTTGTAGGCCCGGTAAACCTCCTCGGCGAACGGATGCGTCGCGAACCTGGTCTTGGCCACGATCCCCCGCTTCGTCTTCCGCAGCCAGATGTTGCGCCCGATAGGCAGCCCGCGGTAGTCGTGGGCCCAGAGCACTACGGGATTTTTCAAGTAGGCATCGATGCGAGCCCCCTTGGGCAATACCACATCGCCGTCGCGATCTACCGTGGCCGTAGTTACCTCAGCCACTACGGTCCGATCATCGTCCCCCTCCCGCGTCGTCGAATCCGGGATCTTTCTTACGAGCGCGATCTTCGTCTCTGCCATGGCTCCTATTCCTCTTCTTCGAGGCCTTCGACTATCGGCACCAGGTCACAGCGGCATCGCGGATGCAGCGGCGGGCCCTTCAGGTCTTCGTAGTCGACCCTGAAGGTGCCGCCCTCGACGCCCTCGATTACGGCGCCCCGGGCCGCAAAAGTCTCAGCCAGGGCCAGATTCCGCCGCTCATACTTCCGCTCTATCGCCTTACAGAATTCGCAGGCGCCGCCGGCCGTAAGCCACTTCTTGCCGATCACCACGCCGGACCGCTGCCATTGCAGCAGCTGACCGTTAATCACAGCCCGCGTCGATTCCGTCCGGGCGATCGTAACGGCCCGCTGCGGCCCAATCTCGCCCATCACCCGGCGAATTTGCGCTGCTATTTTTGTAATCGGCTCGCCCGCCTCTAGAGCGGCGACCAGTTCCTTTCGCAGCAGTTTCGCAGTTGTTGCGTTGATCGAGCCGGCCGACGTAAGTGCTTGTGTCCTCGCGGCTTCCGAAATTTCCGGAGCGTAAACGTCGAAAGACGGTGCGATCGCGAGGTCGCGCGCGCCGATCTCAACGCCCCGATGAATATGCTCTACCAGGGCCGGACTCAGCAGTTCCGCCAGGTCGGTTTGCCAGGCATCCAGAGGCCGCAGCCAGTCGTCGATCTGGCCGGGATCGACGATGCCCTTGCGGCCTTCGATCGCCCTGGCGATATCCTCGGCCTGCTGGCGGAAGGCATATTCCATCAGCTCGCGGATCTCGTCGCTGTCAAACTCCTGAAATGCATCCTCGCCGCGCCGCTTGATCACCGTGTCTGCCCACTCGCGCCATCGCGGCCGGTCATCTTCCGGGCTCTGCTCCGGGCCCTCCTCGGCCTGCCGGCTCGCCTGCGGCAGTTCCGCCGGCTGGCCCGGTGCGTTGAGGATCAGGATTTTCGGCGCTTCCCCTTCGCCCTGGGCCTGCCGGGGCGACATCAGCGGGGCAATGGTCATCGGAGTTAGGGGCGAATCGCCCCAGGGCACGGGCGGAAGACCCATCCGGGCGCGCTCTTCGTTGATAGTCGTCAGGTAGGTCCGCAGCCTGCTTTCGCGATCCTTCAATTCGAATTCGCGATCGCGCGGCACGCAATCGTCGTACGCAAGGAAAAGCCGATCGCCCCAATGCGAGATAAACGACTCGTTCCACTTTTCCTGCCGGATCCGTAGTCTGGGCTCAATGGCGAACTTCATAAATGTGTAACTGCCCTCGACGG